ATGAACATAAAAGTAACTCGCATTTTTGTTAATGGCGAACATGACGAAGTGTATGTTAATAACATCCATGAACCGATAGAGTTTACTGATCGCTCAGTTGTACCAAAAGATGAAGCCTCAAGACCAATTGAGACATTTACTCATAAAGAAAAAAAATATTTGTATTCCAGACAAGTAGGGGCAGAGGTAATCAGTGATGATAAGGTTGCTTGCATCTTATTAGGTATCAAATGATTTCACTTTAATTTGTAAAGTATAATTTTATAAAGCCCGCACCAATTCTAGTTTTGCGGGTTTTTCGCTTTTATTCCTCTCTACACTCCTCCCCCCTTCTCAGCACACGTAAAATTAAAAAAATACTTATAATTCTGAATATTACATTTTACTTTGTGATCCAATCTTGATCCAAAAACTGAAATTTCCTGAAAATCTTTTCAATCCTTTCAGTTTACGTTTTTTCCCACATCGCCAGCACTGGTGCGCTCTGGCGGTTCCCTTTGTCGGATTTTAAAACTGAAATAATTTTTTGATCCAAAACGTGCAGGCGGGTGCGGTGTAGTGCGTTTTACGTCATGTTTACGTTTATTTCGTGGGGATTGTGCGGCGTGGATGCGACACAGAGGGCGCGATCCAAATTAATCAAAGATGGCAGTGAGTTGATAAGTGAATGTCTCTGTGTGTATCTGGTTGCGCTTTATGAGGTTAACGAATTGCGGGATAAGGACGTGAATAATGCCCCATCAATATTTATGGGTATTATACCCATAAATATATTGACCCTCCGAACATTAGTGGGTATTATACCCATACATTAACAAAATGGAGGGTTGATGAGCAGTACAGAGTTAATCAAACGCCTGATGGCTGACGGATGGGTAAAGGCGAGGCAAGATGGTAGTCACGTCACATTAACCAAACCTGATGTCGCAAAGATAATCACCATACCTCATCCCAGAAAAGATGCGTCAAAGGGAATTATCCGGCAGGCTCAGAAAATTTCAGGATTGAAATTGTTGTAACCAAAGGAGCGGTCTAACCGCTCCTTCTCTGCACTACTCATCATAAAATGACGAGGTAATATTATGATTTATCCGCTCTTTATCTTTAAAACAGAAGATGGGTTTGACGGTTACTTTCCTGATGTTGAAGGCTGCTTTTTCGCTGGCAACACCTTAGAAGAATCTATCCGTGATGCTGAAAGAGCTTTCGGGCAGCACATGGAAGTTTTGACTGAGCAAGGCGGGTACGTCCCCGCACCTAAAGACCCATCAGATTATATCAACGATCCTCGCTTGTCTGAGGATGGCGGAGTTATTGCACTCATTGAGTTAGATCCCGCGAAATATGAATCAAAGGCAGTCAAATTCAACTTGACCATGCCCGGCAATCTATTAACCGCGATAGATCGCTACATTGAGGAAAACGGTCACTATAAAAACCGTTCTGCTTTTCTCGCTGAGTTAGCCAGAAAAGAAATTGCTCATCCTTAATATATTAGGGCAGGAAACTGCCCTAACTCCAAAATTAGCCAATCACAGGCGAATACTTCTGTTTTAGTCCATCCGATTTATAGACCGTGTTTCTTATCGCGCTGGCGTTCTGCGGTGTGCCTGTGTTGTGATGGGTATGCGCGGCGGTCAGCTCGGCCAGTTCCTTAACCACGTCCAGTGTCTCTAACATCAGTGTCATGACGTTAAGTTGCTGGCTTCCTACCCAGACTACAGGAGCGACGATCTCCTGTTTCACTCCGGCAATGCTCTGCTTAAGCAGGCCGATTTTCTCGATCAGCTTTTGTCCGACATTGATATTGGCGTCTTTCCCCACGCTGGCAAGGTAGTTCGATGAGGCCAGACTGTAGTCACCGTCTGTCACCTGTTGGATAGCGCCCGCCAATAGCGTAGACGTTCCCAACACCGTCGCTTTATCCGTGGCCTGTACCGTGGTTGCCCGTGCTACGACGGTGCGCGTTTCCGTGTCTGCCCGTACTTCGCGGTGCATAGAGGATTCATTGATGGTCTGGTCAGTCTGACGTATCCAACTGCCTTCCTGTGTCACACGCTGCGAGACTTCCGCCCGCTGCTGCTGCAATTGTTCACCGGGATTGATATCCGGCAGGGTGTTACCCTGACTCAGGGTCTGGCGAATAAAGGGCTTGTCCGGGCGGCCACCTTCGAAAGCAATCTCAACCCGCGTACCGATGGGCGGATACTGGAACATGCCCGACTCACCGCCCGCCATCGGCAGGGGCAGCGGCACGGCGCGGTAAACAGGGGCGGCGGCATCTTTCCCGTTATCATCCAGCAATTGCACATCAACGGCATAGCGCGGCCGAAAGGGATCGGAGATATCGCCGCTGATCGTGTTTTCGGTGTGTGCTTCAATACGGGCGAATTGGGGCAAATGTAACCCGGCCGATAATTCGGGATAAGCGGCATCAATCTGGCGCTGCATTGGCGTTTTGCTTTCCGGCTGGCCTGTCAGTTTGTTGATGGCTTCCCATGTGATCACCATGTTTTCATTGTTCAGGTTGACCTTGTTCAGCCGCTGCTGATTGACCACCACGCCGGGGCGCAGGGATTGGATCATGGGCAGGGTCATGGCATTGCCTGCGGACTGATGTTGGCTAAATTCATTCGGGATCTCGACGGGCTTTCCGGCAAACAGCGAATGCGCCCAGCTCCCCAGATAAACCGACCCATCCGGCAACTGATGCCAGATATAGTCCTCAATGGAAAAGACCTGTCCCAGACTCGCCAATAGCTGATAGCCTGTGCCATTATGCGTGTAATGCGGGACAGGCTTATCCGTATAAGGCGCCTCCGGTAAGGTGAACGTCAAGCCGCTATGCGCCTGCAACCAGTCCGTAATCTGGCGCAAGGTCGGATGCTGAAAAGAACATGGCCACAATCGGTCAAACACGCCGACCAGCTCACGCACAAACAGGCGTTGATAGCCGTTCTGGGCAGGCTGCGAGCGCTCCACATAGCCCGTAAACCAGCGTAATATTAAATCGGTGTAACCGACATCCAGCCGCACCAGTTTTCCGGTGTAATCGGTGCTCGTCTCTGCCGTAATAAACCCTCGGCCACAGGATGACAGTTCCAGCATGAGATTGGCATCGACCAAATGAACCTCATCACCGGATAAGGACAATCGGTTAAGGGGTTTCATCGGCTGCCCCTATTTTGTCATTAATCGGCTTTAATACCTCACGCTCAAACCAGCTTAACTGTTCGGGTTCTTCCTTGGCGGCTCCGGCTCCCTGCCTTGTCTGTTTCTTGGCCTGAATAGTGCCGACTGCGCGGGCATCGCGTTTTTCAGACACCGATAAATGTTCCCGCAAGGTAAACGTGACCTGCCAGGCCTGTTTACCGTCTACCTTACTGGCATCCAAGGTACTGGTGAACGTCCCGATGCGAAAGTTGATGGCCTGTGCGGTCAGGTTGGCGACGCGGTAGCGTTTCAGGTTGCCGTTCTCTTTGGCTTCCGCCAGAGCAAACAGCCGCGCAAAGGTCTTCTGTTCGGTAAAGGGAATAATGCCCGTGATACGCAATTCTTTTGGCTTAATGCCCTGTTCGGCTACAGCGGTGCTGGATGACTGGCCGCTTTGGTCAGCATCCTGAAACATCATGGAAGGGGTCACGGTCAGGCTTTTTAACGGGATGGCCTCGCCATCAAGGGCGAGGGTGATAATCTGGCTCATGCGATAGCATCCTTTCTAATGGGCTGATGTCATCCCCGACAAATAACGTAGCAAGTGTGTAAACGGCATCCGGTTCGGGAATATCCTTGTGCATCTTTTCCGCCAACAATGCGCCATTCCCTTTCCCGGAGAACGTCCAGACGCTGACTGTTTTATCCTTGATCCCGTTCAGGGTATCGCTGACTTGCTGCAAGGCGTTTTGTCTTGCCGTGGCAAACCCGCTTAACTGGGATTTCAATCCCGCCAGACTACTGCCCGCGCTGGCTTGGGCTTTGGCCTGCTCTATCAGTTGTGCATTGACGGCCAAGCGGCTGGTCGGTGTTGACAGCGGTTGAGGCAGCGGTAAACCGCCGCCCGGTTTGCCCGGCAGTTGCATTTTTGTTGTTGCCAGACTGTCTGCGGTTTTTGCCATGCGCGTGACCTGAGAAAAGACGGGCAACGGTAACACCGATGAAAATTGAGTCAGGTTCTGCATAAATTCATCATGGGTCTTTGCGCAGATCATCAGAACAACGGCGTTCAGGTCCCCAGCGCCCATCAGCTTATTGGACAGGTAATGAATGGCGTTGGCCGGGCTTAAATAACTGCCGCTGTCTGCCTGCTGGCCGACACCATAAATAAACGGGTGTACGGGCACGATGGCGGCCGATATCCCCGATAGCGTCGGGGACAATTGCAAGGTTTTACGCTGCCATTTCATCACGCGGGTTGCTCCGGCCACCCAATATCAAATGCGGAAGAACAATCCAGACGGGTCAACGCAATGCTATACAGTTCCCAGCTATCCAGTAAATTGACTTCGTTATCTGTTGCCATATTTCGTCTAACAATGCGCTCCAATCGCATAATCTGCGTGTCAGCATCATTGAGTAAGTGACGTTTTTTCCGTTCTGCGCGTTGTTGCAATTCCGAAGGGGTTGGCGGCGGAATATCAGCCCATGCGGGTAAACCATCAGCACCCGCCACACGCCGTTTTCCCTCGGGCGGCCTTTCAGCCGCAAACTCCAAAAATACGGGTTCAACAACGTCGATGGCATCATCTGGCCATGAACCTGCATTGATATAGTTCTGTTTTATTGATAACAGATAGAACATGTTATTTTTTGCACTGTATGCGTACATCATTAAATCCCCACTGCCCACCAAAAAATATAGGTTCCGTCATCTGGAGTCCCTACCGCCTGATCGCAGGTGATGACCGCGTGTTTTCCATCATTGAGATTGAAAAAGTAGGCGCTGGAGTTACTGCTGCTCGCGTGGGTATACGATGGTGTTGCTATCCCGCCAAAACATCGGTATGAAAACTCTAACGGGAATTTAATCGTTTCCGATGATTCAGCCAGTATGTTGTCTGTGTAACCCCATTGAAACATCAGGCCAGTATCTCCACACTTCCACCAACCATTTTGAACCGCGTCCGAGGTATTTTTATACCCAAATCGGTTATTCGATTCGGCTTTTGTGTAAAGGGCATCTTTTGTATAGAGTTCAGTTTTAGTATAGAGATCTCTTTTAGTATAGAGTTCAGATTTCTGGTATAGCTCCTCCAGAGTAGCAACCGTTCCTGTTTTTATTGGATGTCGTAAAGCATAGTTTCGCCCTTCTACATACGTTTGCCACAGGGTTGTACCGTTAACCACTTCCAGATAGGTTCGGTCGTATCCGGGTAATCCCGATATGACTGTTCGTGCATATATATCACTGTTAAAAGCTTGGGGTGCTCGTTCTGTCAGAGAGGCAGCATTAATGGCTAACTCTACCGTTCTCGCTAAACCCAGATTCTTCACAAACTCATTCTTGTTCGGAATATCTTCCCCATTTTTGCTTTTTGCAAGACGGCCACTCGCATTTTCCCTGACAATATTCAAGTCCGTATTAGTCGCATAATCACCTCTTGGCTGTTTCTCCTCTAAGCCATTTTCCAATTCCTGTTCAGTCGCATAGACCCGCTTAACCCGGCTAAGTTCCCTATTGAGTTCCGCAATATCACGGTCATTCAATGATCCTGTGATACGCAAATCGGTGATATTGCCATTACCGTCAATGCTGGCAACCGCAAAGACATAATGCGGATACCCTGCCGCATCAATGTAATTTTGCAATTCATTGGCGACGGTGATTTGCACCACGGTTTTCCACTGACTCACCAAATTACCCTGATAGCTAAAATCGGCATACACACGGGTATTGCGTTGACTGTTAAGCGTCTGGTCAAACTCCAGAATCCCACGCAAGCCGCCCACATAAGCCAACCCTTTTTTCACAAGGTACTGCTCACCATGGCGCACCACAGCAAAACCCTCATCAAAAAAGGCCGCTTCGCCGTAACTGTCGGTATTCATCAGGCGCTGCATCTCATCGATACCTGACAAACGCGCGGTAAAATCAATCTGCCACGTTTCCGCTGTGGTCGTGATGGCCGTTTCTTTGGCAGCTCCGGCGAATTCGAGCAAGAAAGAGCGGGTCAGGACATTGCCCTGCAAGCCATTGGCGGTTTTGATTTTCTTCTGGGTAGGTGCATGGGTGATCATGCCAATCACACCCGATGTCTTATTTATCAGGCCAATCCAGTTAAAATCAAAGTGACCCACTTCCGTTCCCAGCGTGACGCTATAGGCGACGGCGTTTTCACTGGCCAGTCCGGTTTTGTTGACGGCCTGACGGTGCACAATATGATTGTCGGCAGGCAATTTTTCATCGCGGTTAATGCCCTGAGACGGATCTAAATCCGGCACATAAGCAAAAACAAATTCGTCCAGCACCACAGGGTTTCCCGCTGCGGTCTGCTGTGCCTTCCATTTTTCAAAGTCCAAGGTAATGACTGAGGACATCTTTCTATTTCCTTATAATGAGGCACCGTAGGTCACATTCGATGCGGTAATATCTTTTAAGCGGGCATTGTCACAAACGGATTCGCCCGAAATGTGACCCACGCTCAACAAAAGTGGCTGTATCGGCATGGCCGCGTAATAACAGCCATACTCTGCGCCTACACTGCCTACACGCATCAGCAATTGATTTTTGGCAATCACTTCAAAACGGTAGCGGCGGCAGGTGCGGCCATACTGACGGATGATGTTCATCAGCAAATCCGGATTGGCGGCTACCTGGCTGTCGCTGACCCGCAGGATAATCACATCCCAGTCTATCTCCGGCTGGCGTTCCAGCAATTCGACATAGCCCACGCCCAGACGCTCAAAGATGGCGATAAATCCCGCGATGCTGCCCGCGTCTCTGGCATTGATAAAGGCGTATTTCACCCGCTTGCGAAACAACGGCAGCGGTTCGCCGTTAAAGCGCTGGATATCCCGCTGGTACGCCAGCACCGACAAGAGCGCCGCTGAACAGGTTTCTGCATCCAGTTGCGCCAACGGCCATGTCAGCCAGTCATAGACACTTAGCCAGAATGCCCGCGCCGCACGGAGCAGCTTTGCAGGCTCCCCCTTATCCATCCATGAAGGCAGCGCCAGCCGTTTTAGGCGCTCCCTGAATTCAGACATCCTTCACCTCCACCGACAGCGATTGCAGTCGCGGCACACCCAACTCACTGAGAAGATCACCCAATGAAAAGGTCAGTGATCCAATGGCCGCAAACTCACGATGGATCTCACGCCCCAGATTCGAAAAAGAAAATCGGGAGTACGGCCAGGTCTTTTTCACGTCATATTCCGTATTTTCCCGAAAAGCGCAGCGAATAAGGTTGCCAACATCCGTTTTCAATGCCGCTATCTGTTCCTGACTGTAGTTCGCCAGATTTTCCACAAACAGGGTAACAGCCAGCTCATGATGCGTTTCCGGCATCGGCAGGCACTGCATATCATCCCCGTGCCCATGATGCCCCTGATTGGTGATGTAATCGTTCACCGCCTCAATAAACGGCTGGCTGATGACGCCTGAATCCAGTAATAAATACGCGTTGGCGGTTCCCGCGCCACGGGGCGCGTCATGCAGGAAGAAAATACGGTCAATGCTCAAGCCCGCAACGGCGGCAATCATCCCCCGATAAACCGCGTCCGTGTGATAATTCCCCACCAAGTTATATTGGTTGCGGCAACGGTCGCGCAAATCATCATCACTTTCAGCGTCCGCGCCGGGCGTTAACAGCCAGCCTTCCTCATTTTGTACCCGCTCAATGCCGGACACGGCCACAGGCAGGAGGCGAAAATAGCCCGGAGCCAGATTAAAGGCGCCCCCTGTGGCATCGGCTGTTACCGGAAGTAAAGCACGGGTAACGCCTTCCGCCATGACCCCGCTTTCCGTGGTACTGACCCGATAGATTTCGCCATTGATACGCTCAGTCTGGATAACCGTTCCGGCAGGCACCGTCACCGCCGATGCACCCGCCGCCTTATAGAAACGGATCACCCCCTGCGCGGCCGTGGCGGGTTTGCGTTTCAGGTTCACGCCCCACGCAAACATATCCAGCCACGTTCCCGATGCCGTCGCCAGATACATATTTTTCAGCGTGACGTTGATTAGCCCCTCTTTCAGCCATAACACCGGGCGCGTCACAATCGTGTTAATCAACCGCCAGAACGGGGACATCCGAGACGTGTTGGTCATCAGCCCGGCTTCATCCACGACGGTGGCGAACGCGGCGCTGATGTCGGTTTCCGTGGTCGGCATTCCGCTATCACGCAGCACTTTCTCGTAATCAATCGTCGGTTTAGTTTCCATGTCCCACACTCACATTCAGGCGGCCAAAATCATACGTCTCAGCCGTGATCCATAATTTGATGGATGACTCTTCGTTAATGATGACCGTACCCGGAATAATTCGGTCGTCGTCTTCGACCAGAATTTCTATCTGGGTGCGAATATCGGCACGCAGTGTCGGGCTGCGCTCGGCGACCAGCTCCGTGGCCAGCCCGCTTTCCATAATGGCATGAACACAATCCTGACCAATGGAAATGCGGTTATGGCAAAATCGCGGCTCATTCCCTGAGTTCAGCGTAAAACTGCCCTCGGTGATCAATAAATCAATGTATTTAGGCTCATCCATAAGCCACATGCTCCCATTCCGTTAATTGTTCCGGCGTCATGCCGTTGGCGACATTGAATGTCACATTTTCAAAGCGACGGCTGTTATCCGTGAGGGTCTGCGAATTCGTGGTCACTTCCTTCATCAGGCCATGCTTGCCAATCCCCTGCTTTTTCCCGCCCGTTAATACGCCCTCCGTTTCTGGCGGCTTAATGGCTTTTACAGGCTGTATCCTCGCTTGAGGTTGTCCCTGCAAGAGGCCATGAGGTTGGGCGATAAGTTTCTGGGTATTTTCCCCCATCCCCACCGTGAGTGCTGCCGCTTTTCCCATCGGTTCAGTCACCGTCTTTTCAATGGCTTGGGTTTCAATATTGATGCCCGGAAGGTAATTTAATTTATCGACAATCCAGTTATAGGTATCGCTGAACGATCCTTTCAGCCAATCCCATAAACCGCCGAAGATATTACTGAGGCCGTCAACCATGCCGGAAAAGGTGTCCGCCAGTGAAAAGCTGCTGAACCAGTTGCACAGGTTATTCCAGCCCTCGGCAATCCAATTCCAGACCGCGCTGAATATCCCGCCGACCCATTTCACATAGGCCGCAACCACCTTAAAGGCCGTAGTGTTCATGATGGCGGCTTTGATGGTATCCCAATGCTTGATAAGCAGATAAATGCCAATAGCCAACAACGCGATAGCCGCAATAATCAGCAAGATCGGCCACGTCATAAAGCTGAACGAAACACCCGCTAAAAAGGCCGCAATCCTGACCGCCAGTAAGACCCCACGTAACACGCGTAAGGTGGTATTCCAGACAATAATGGCACCATTACAAATCCATACTGCTGCCGTCCACAGTTTCATGACCAGCGTACAGGCGACCCAAATCCCCTTAAGACCCAGCCAAATAAATTTAGACACGCCCATGATGATATTGGCAGCCGCACCTGCGGCAGCAAAACTCAGAATACCCACCGTGATATAGCCGACCCAACGGGCGATATTGGGAAACAGTTTCAACCAGCGCACCAATAATTGACTGGCATTGGCGAGCCGATTGACCAGTGAAGCGATCACCGGCAACAAGGTTGAGCCAACCGCAATCCGAATATTCTGCCAAATGGCTTGCAGCCGTTCCCACGGGTTGGCCATCTGTGCGGCCATGTCGCGAGTCCGCTTCATGCCATCGTTCGCGCCCAATGAAGTCATGTTTTTACGCAGTACATCGACATTACCGTAAAGCTGTTTGACCACCACAGCCGAATCCCCAAAGGCCGCTTCAATTTCAGCCTGCGCCTTGAGGTTGCCTTCAATGCTCTTGCCGTATTTAGCCTGTAACTTTTCCAGCATGTCCGGCATGGACAACATCTGGCCGGACGCATTCACAAAACTTAAGCCCAGCTTTTGCGCCCCACTCACCGCGCCCGTTAAAAATGACTCATACGCCCCGCTGGATTCCGTGCCTAGTGAGCGTTGCAACTCGCCCAGTACGGCCAACTGTTCCTCTATCCCTACGCCAAAGTTTGTCCCGGCGGCGCGGGCACCTTCCATCAGGTCGGCAATTTCTGTCATGGACGTGCCGAAGGTCTTCGACATCACCACGGCTTTATCTGCCAGCTCCTCGGCAAACTGGAGATGCCCCACCTCTTTGGCATGGCTGGAAAACTGCGCAAACATTTTCCCCATATAACTGGCCGTATCGGTTGCGCTGGATTTCAGGGCGGCGGCGGTCGTGTTGGCAATCAGGGTCATCTGGGGCAAGTCGCTTTGTGACAGCCCATTAACCGCCTTGCTGATTTCCGACGCCGACTGCACAAACTCAACCGACGATTTGCCATACTGTGAGCTAAAGGTCATGGCGTCTTTAGCGACTTTCTCCATGACACCGCTATCAATGCCCTGTAATGAGGCGGATTTCAGGGCATCATCCATCTCAATGGCCGGATCAAGAAAACCCTTGATTGACCAGAACGACGCGGCCAGCCCTGCACCCCCGACCGCCAGTTTTTCAAATGCACTTTGCGAGGATTGGGCAAATCCCGACACCGCCGCTTTTGCCCCCGCCAGCGGTTGTGTCAGTTTATCGATTAAACTTAACGTAAAATCTAACTGTCCCATCATTCACCCTTTAAGGCCAATGCAATACCATTGGCGGTTGCAATGCGCGTATTTTCCCAATAACGATTATCCAGCCAAATTGCACGGGCTAAACTTTCCGTATTATCTTTTTCATTCGGTAAATAATGACGGCGTAATATTAAGGCATGTTCAAATAGACTATTCTCAATCGCCTTAACCCGTGCATTTAGTTTTTTATTTCAATATCCAGTTTGGGCGCATATTCCGAATTAACCCGTTCCACAATCTGCATGGCCGCACCGGGTATCTGCAAGAGTTCATCCAGTGCGGCTTTAGACGCAGGCTGAACAATACGACGTAAATAAGAAACAATGGGCACAATCTTATTATCCATCGCCATATCATTAATCATGCTGTTATAGGCAACCATATTCGGCTCAAAGTTAATTTCTGTTTCACCGATAATTAACGTAATCATGTTATTTTCTTTGCTCATGGGTTATTTCCTTTCTTTTATTTATTTCATCCACTAATTGATTATGCCGTGCGGCACAATGTCCATATAAGGCAGAATAATCAATTAATACATTGGCCAGATTATTTCCGGTCGTTCCGGTCAGTTTCGGTAATGTGCCCTGACATTTTGTCAGTAAGTTTTCCTGATAATGTTCGCTCAATACTTTCGGCTGTATCGTTGTACATCCTGACAAACTCAGGGCTAACGCACACAGCAGTAAAAACAGGCTTAACCACTTCAGTACGAATTTCCCTTGGGGCGGCATGGGCGATCCCTTCCAGTTTTTCTTCCAATTGTCGGGCGGAGGCGCTGGAAATAGCGTGCAGTTCCTGCCGGATTTTTGCCCCGGTTTCCGCCGCCGTCCGGGTGATATTCAATTCCAGACTGTCACGGTAATAGTGATTGACGCGCCAGCCTGCACCGAACGCCAGCGCAACCAAGGTTAAGTAAAGCGTCCCTGCCCTGAACATCATTTCACCCCGTTATGCGCCAGTGAAAAATGATTACCATCGGGACGGGAGAAACGCCCGCCCCACGTGCCGCCGAGAGATTCCCAATACTCACCCAATGGCAGGTAAGCCTCGCTGCGGGTCTGGTACTCGCCCTTGATAAACAGATTAAGGTCTACCGCCAAACGTTGGCTATGCAGGCTATTGCGGATACCTGTTCCTTTTTTCGCGTTCAGTGCGGCCTGCTCCGGTGTGCGGTAGGCTTCCCCGAATGTAACCCGATATCCGTGCTCATCTGCCCATAAAATCAGTTGGGCAATCAGGACAGAAAATAATTGTTGTTTTTCACTCACTGTCATTTCTTTAACTTCCCTGTTAATAAGGCGCTTCCGCGCTTACGTAACCAGACCTCAATGAGCTGATATCCGGCAATCCCCAGTGCGCTACCAATCCCTGTCACGGCTACCGGGCTGATGCCCGGCCACCAAATCAGTAACGCCCCCGCCATGACCGACACCGCCGACCCTAAGATAACCCGGCCGATAAACAACCTTAAGGTAATGGGTTCGTTGCCTGTCAACATTTTGCCTAACGCAATCAGTGCCCCCAATAGCACCAGCGTGACAAAGGTTTTTTCATGTTCTTCCATGAACGCCCCTCCTTACCCAATCAGGCTTTGTGTCAGTTCCGCTTCCAGATAGGGAATGCCATTGATGCGCACAAAGTCGGGGCTGGTCACCACAAATTTCACTTTATGGGTCATGACGCTACCGCCTTTCGGGTCAACGTCGAGAATGTCGCTCACTATCAGCTTGCAGCCGTAGGCTTCAACTTTCATTTCTTCGTTGCCTGCCTTGGCATACCACATCAAATCAACGGGCGAAATCCCCCGCCACGAACCCGCTGAACGGGCTTTGGCCGTCACGATATCCAGATACTTGGTACTGAGTTCAATCTCCCCTTCTGCCGCCACATCACCGGAGATATAACCATCCGGTACGCCCTGCGTTTGGGCGGCGGCGGTATTATCCGTAATGGACAGATTGACCTTTTCAGCATGGACAAGATCCCCGTCCATATTGAAATCTACCGACTGGCCTGAAATCCTTTTACTCATGCGGTTTTCTCCAGACTGCTATCCAGCAACAAACTGACCGAGATCCCTTTCGGACATTCGTAAGTGCGGACAGTGATATAAATTTCCACCGTGTTTTTATTGCGCCATGTAATAGCGACATCGCCGTCTTTCGGGGATTTCACTTCGCCCGGAAAGGTCACGCCGTTAATCTCGGTACTGCGCGACATCTCACGCAAGGTGCGGGCGAAATATGCCTGATGCGTAGCGACGCTGCCCGGCGTACTGTTTAAGCTGCGATCGGCAATTTTGGCGATGGCCTGCAAACGCACACGCCGTGCGACTTTATCGACAATCCGCAAGTTTTCGATGCTCTGGTAGTCGCCGCCTTCCACGTCCAAGGTGCGACCGTCTGACCAGTACAGGCCGTCATAATCGGGATACCACATCGGCACACTGAAACGCAGTTTTTCCAGTGCCTGCAAGGTCGCCAGATCAATCGGCTTGCCTGTGCCATCCAGCGGGAAGTCCGTTGCGCCCAAATCCACCAATGCCCCTGTCTGTACCCGTGCGGGGCTGTCTGCCACAGTGACGGCACGGCTACACAAACGCCCGGCCAGTACGCCTGCTTCATTGCCCCACAGACACGGCACCAGTTGCACTGAAGCCACGGCTTCCCCTTTTTGCAGTTCCGCCAGACGGGTGACATAATCCGCCCAAACTTCTTTTGCCTGTGTGCCGTCAACCGCCAAAATCGCCCACTGCCAACGGCCAAACTTGGCAATCGTGTTTGCCCGCAGCGTCTGCGCCGCCTTGATAATGGCTTTGGTGGCACCGACAGTCAGTACATAGCCTTCAACGCTCGCGATAGTTTGCGCCGCAATGACGGCCTCCACGAACGCCAGTTCATCCGCCGATTCCGGCAACACATGGACATATCCAGACCAGTTTTGCCCCGCGTTGGCCATCGCCGCCAATACCTGACGTTTGAGGGCGGTGTGTGCCGTTCCCAACACGGTATCAAAGTCCGTCTGGGTGTTGACAGCCAAGGTCTTGCCTACATGGGTTTTTCCTGCCCCAATGAACAGCAATACCCGTTCAATCTCCTTTGTTTCGCCTTGCAGTTGGTTAACTTGATTAACCTGAACATGTGGCCACATAACTTAGTCCTTTATTTATGGCTTAACCTGCGCCGTATCCAATGCCTTGTAACTGGCGAGCCAACGCTTGACTGAATTCTTCTTCATTTATGCCTAAGAACTCACGGGCGGGAACGTCAATCGTCCATGAACTTTTAGCCGTTCCACCGCTCAGTTCGCGGATCAATGTGCCTGCCTGAATAAACTTCATATTGGCGGTAATTTCCTTTATCGGGGGCTTGCGCCAGCGTTTCCCCTTTTTGACCTGATAGCCTAACTCACGCAGCTTTTTTGCCTGCTTGATAGTTGCCATACGTTCACGGTCAACGTTCTTTTGCACCTGCCGCCGACTGACCTGAAAACGCATCCCGTGCTGCTGTGCATACCCTACGACACCCGCTGGCACGGGCTGACTTCCATTCCGGTAATGCCCGCCTTGCAGGTAAATGCGCACGGCGTTATTTTCCGGCATTTCCCGAATATGCAAGAGCTTTGGCATGTTCCTGAGCATCTTCTTGCGCCACGGACTTTTGCGGACAGGCCAGCTACTACCATCGGGCGATTGCTGATTACATACATTACGTTTTGCCGCCTGAATCACCCCATATTTTGCAATGCGCCATAACAGGCGCTGCCGCTTTTTCGGCGGTAACTCAAGGCGGCTCAATTCATCTTGCAGTACCTTAAGCTGGTTGCGGTTCAACTGACCGTTGATCATGACCGGATTTGCCCAATCTGGGCGCCTGTCTCGTCAACACTGTGCACCGCGCCTTGTTCAGCAAACCAGATTTCTGTATCGGCCAATGACCAGCGCTTGCCATCAAACGGGATCATGCCTTTCGGGTCTTCCCGTATCACCACTGGCTCGGCCAATGACAGCGACACCACCACAACCGCCGTGACGCCATCCACTTCAACCGTTAATGATGGCCGTTCCTGCTCGACATTGGCATCACCCAAACTTTCACCTTGCTCAGTCAGCCAGATATCTATCAGCAGTGGGATATTGCGCGGATCACAGTCCCGATAAGGAAAACGCCCCCACGCAATCACCACCTCATATTGCTGGACAAACATCTGGTATTGCCCCAGCCCTAAATCCCGTTGTGCCGGAATAAAACGAATTTCATCCATTTCACTGGTAAATTCTGTCTCGCACAGGCGTTCCGGCAGATTTTCCCGTAAAAAGGCGGTTAATTGCTGTAACTTGCTCATATCAGGCGTACCGTTGTGCGTCCATGCCCTTTCATATTGCGCAGCACGACGGCGGCTTCGGCCAGCAGTCTGTTACGTGCTTCGGGGCTTTCCTGTCCCGGATTGGGAGCACGGCTGACCAGTGTCGTGTATTCCCCCAGTAAATCGGCCTTTGCCCGTGCATAGACCGCTTTTTTATACTGGCTGACCAACGCCGTGTTGCCATTGATGGAAATTCCCGGCACCTCAGCCGCACGTAGGTAGCCTTTGGCCTGCAAGCGCGATTTCAGGCGCTGCAAGTCCAGATTGATCTCAGCCACCGTTGCCAGCAATGCATTAGCGAGCATGTCATTATCCAAATCGGCGGGCAGCTTGCGATTGACCTGAAACTCTTTCAGGTTCAAGTCCGGCCAAAAGCCGTCATTGGTCAGCGGTGCATCCCGATAATCCACGGTGTTGCCATTAAACATCGTGCCTCTCTCCCTGAATAAAAAGCGGGCTGTCCGGTTTCCACGGCCATAAGCACATTGTGCTATGCCTCCACCGCGCCCGCTCCGGCTTACGGTAGTCATTGTTGATCTTGGTTCAGTGCTCGTACGCGGGCGGCAATCCGTTGCCGATAGGTTTTCACCCCGGATTTCGGGTTGCACTGATGGGCTTTCGCCAGCCAACTATCGGCCTGCTCCAGCACATCCAGCCTATCCACCGAACTGGCCTTAATGTCAGGGTTATCCCCTTTCAGCAGGTTCAGGGCGGCAAATTTGTAGTACTTGGCCTTGATTTTCTCGTGTACCTTCCATTTTTCAGTGACATTGTGAAATGTCCTTGAAAAATAGGGTTCCACGGGGTTTCCCGCTTCGGCTTCTGCCTGTGCCCACAGTAAAACGGTATCGGCCACAAACGCCGGAAAGCCACTTTTAAAATAGTCCGGGGTGAGCTGTCCTTGCTCAATGGCGATATCCGCCCAGTCCAGCCCCTTATCAAAATCCCCGATATCAAATAACCAGATAATGCAATGGGCAAAAATCGGGTTGCGGTACACGTCGCCTTCATCCAAATAACGTTGTGCCGTCGGCAGATAATTAGGCAGCAGTTCCTGCCTTTTCATTTCGACCCGTTCCGCGGTCAGCGTCAACTGACGCAACCGCTTGATATCCTGCTCAAGGGCGCGGGCTTGCAGGTGCATACTGGCGCCATCGGCAATGGCGACGGCTTGTTGCCGTGCCAGTTTCTGGCGAAGTTCAACCGCTGCCCGGTGCCGTTGAGCAGGTGACAGCATTAGTCTGTACCCGTTTTTTCAGCAGGTTCGGCCACTTTACCAATCGTCACGGCGCTCTCATCATAGGCCGCGTACAATTCCGGCGTTTCCAGTGCATAACCTTCATTACGTAGGTATTTGTTTTCGAACTGCTTGCGGTCGTCCACAAACTCTGCCTTGCGCTGACGGGTATTGCGCTGGGTCAGAATTTGCAGGTTCGGCAACATGGTGACGACCATACGCTTGCCCGGCATAAAAGGCGGCACCATCGCCGGACGGCCAGCAATAGAGCTTCCCAACATTTGTGCGGCAATTTTTTCCGTTGGCCTATCGGCTGACTGGTAAAGCCGGTACTGTTCCGCTGCGACCAAATCCGCCCCGACCAGCACCACCAGACGGGGGTCATGGATAAATTGCTGCGGAATACAGGTGTTAATCAGGTCAGAGGCCATCGAATCCAATGACTTATGGTCACCATGTTGATCTAGTGTGACAGGCGTGGTAATCACCTGTTTGCCGCCGTTCCATTCCTTGGCAATCTGATGCCAGCCTTTGTTGACATCTTCCCCATTCGGGTTCTCGTCCGGGTTGGTTGTCTCGGCGATACGCTGGCCGTTAAAGCCCACGCGCAGCATATCCAGTGCAAATGACTCATTGGTAAAGGCCTGCATACGCTGGAAGAATTCTTGTTCACTGCCGGAGTTCGCCCAGATGGACAGCAAGTCCCATTTCAGCGCTGCGCCGGAATCGGTTTCCACCAATTTATATTCATTGCCATCAATGCCCGTCGCACGCATAAAGCGGCCATCTTTCTTGCGTCCCGTAAAGAGTCCCGGATTGCCCACAGACACCACCTGACCGGAGAGATGATCCACATCCGCACAGGTGATCATGCCGAGGAATTCGACGGACTCCAGCAGCGCACTGCGTAAGGCGGTTTCTTTCGGGTCACTCAGCGCGAAGTAACGTGAGGTATCCGTAACGCCATAGGCTTCGGCCAATCCCACAGAGTAATTCTGCAAAAATGCGCGTGCCCGTTGATTTAATTGCATAGCTCTTCCCTTTGCCGTTTCCCATTAGGGGATCACAAATAATTAAAATTCTTGTTCTTGTTGCCTTTTGGATTTTTAGACGGCAAGGGGGTCGCAATCCCATCCAGTTTGCCAAACTTTTTCAGAATATCCGGCAGACTGTCACGCAAGCGGGCAAACTCTTCGGTATCAACCACCTCTTTAACGGTTTCGATATCTTCCTGCACGTCGGCAACGTCCTGCTCGGTAGATTCCTGCGCGCTTTCCAACGCAGCTAAACGAGTTTCTAAATCGGCCACGGCCTGAGCCAGTGCCTGCAAAGCATCATCATTGGATGTTTCGGTCGAGGTATCGTCCTGCTCTTCAATATTGAAGATACTGCGCCATGATTTTTTAGTGCCTTTAGCCATTTTTTTTCCCTTAGTTCCCTTAATTTCCCTGACTTCATCAATCACCAGTGGCTTATAAGCCCCGAATCGACGAGGTTTTTTCCTTTTACTAAACTGCAGGCGCGTGGTGCCCACACTCGCTGGCGAATCAGTGACTCCCAGCCCTTCCAGATATGTTTTGCCTGTACCGCGAAAATTACCGTTAAGGGTAAATTCCACTGAGGTAAACAACAGTTGGCCGTCCCGGTTGGCCTCTAATAAACGGTGATTGGGTCGCAGTTGCGCATAGAGACGCAAAGCCCCGTCTTCCCCGTTTTCGGCCTTGACCGCAAGCACTTCCCCCATCGCCCCGAACCAGCGTTCATGTTCCGGCCAGATTCGGGCGGTATACAGTTGAGGGTCATAAAGTTCTGCGGCCTCCAAGATCCATTGTGGTTCTATTGCCCGGCCATCAACCGTGTCGCCTTCCATGGCAATACATATCCAGTTAGTCATTAACTGAGACATATCGCATTCCTTTCGTTTGCTTCCAACACAGTATTGCGGATTCAATCGGCGGCGGCGAGGGGTTCAATGCGGTTGAATTCGGATATGACACATAACCGAATTCAACCGAAGTTGGCCGGACGTAAGGAGAAAATTAGCCCTGCATAATGAGGGCATGAAAGGACAAGGACGCTTAAGGATATGGCTAAATACTCGGATGAATTAATAAAAGTGGCAAAGTCGCTTTACCTGCGCCGCTCTACTCCGGCTGAAATTGCCGAAGAGTTAAATCTGCCCAATCGGCGGATCGTTTACTACTGGGCAGAAAAGTGGAATTGGGCGGATATGCTCAGTCATGAAAGTGTGCATGAAGCGATTAATCGCCGTGCGGCTCTGCTCAGTGAACGCAATCATAAAACTGCGCTGGAACTGGACGAACTCGACCGCCTGATTGCGCACCATGTGAAACTGATAGCACAGGAAAATAAGCACAAAGAAAAGCTGGCCGACATTAAAGCACGGGCGCAAGCAGGCAACGAAGGTGATGATGTGCCATCCGGTGACGGCGAACCGAAGAAAAAGAAACGCCAGCGTAAAAATGATATTTCGGCACTGACAGAAGAAGATTTCCAGCAGTTTGCTGATGAAGTTCTCTTCGGTTACCAGAAACATTTACGCAATAATCTGGCAAAACAAATCAGAAATATTCTCAAGAGCCGACAGGTTGGGGCTACGTGGTATTTTTCCTTTGAAGCCTTTGAGAATGCGGTGCTAACGGGTGACCCGCAGATATTCCTGTCAGCATCTAAACCGCAGGCAGAAGTCTTCCGTTCCTATATCATCAATATTGCCGAACAATTCTTCGGTGTAACACTGACCGGAAACCCAATCCGTCTGAGCAATGGTGCGGAACTGCGCTTCTTATCAACCAACAAGAACACCGTTCAAGGCTATACCGGACATCTGTATTGCGACGAGTACTTCTGGGTGCCTGACTTTAAGCGCATGAATGAAGTTGCCTCTGCAATGGCCACCCATGACCGCTGGCATACCACCTATTTTTCTACACCCAGTGCCAAAACTCATCCGGCTTACCCGTTCTGGATGGGTGACGAGTGGCGCGGTAGCGATGCTAAACGTAAGAATGTGGTATTTCCTACTTTCAATGAGATGCGTGATGGCGGTCGTGATTGCCCTGATGGTCAGTGGCGTTATGTCATTACGCTGGAAGATGCCATCAAGGGCGGTTTTAACCTTGCCAACATCGACCGTCTGCACAACAAGTACAATGCAGACACCTTTAACATGCTATATATGTGCCAATTTGTGGATAGCGGCGCATCCGTCTTCAAATATCATCAACTGGAAAAATGCAGCGTAGATATCAATCTGTGGGAAGATCACGAACCCAACGCCTCCCGCCCTTTCGGAGAACGTGAAGTCTGGGGCGGCTTCGACCCTGCCCGCTCCGGTGATACGTCCACTTTTGTGATTGTCGCCCCACCGATGATGGCAAACGAAGCCTTTCGGGTACTGGCGACGTTCTACTGGCAGGGTATGAACTGGAAGCATCAGGCGAAACTGATTGAAGAACTGTTCAAACGTTATCGCTTTACCCATATCGGCATTGATACCACGGGGATTGGTCACGGGGTCTATGAAATGGTGCAGGACTTCGCCCCACGGCAAACGCAAGCCATTCACTACAGCCAGCAGAGCAAAAACCAGTTGGTCATGAAGATGATCGATGTGGTCAGTGAAGAACGGCTGGAATGGGATCAGGAGCAAAAAGAAATTCTGGCCTCTTTTCTGTCTATCCGGCACACCACCACGGCCAAAGGCGGCGCAATGACCTTTGTCGCTGACCGTTCGCAGGAAACCGGACACGCCGACGTGTTCTGGGCAGTCTCCCATGCCTTGATGAATGAGCCGTTAAATTATGAGAAGAAACGCACCTCTAAATATAAATTTGCAAAGGCAGCATGATGAGTAAGAAAACGTTAAGGAAGACCGCCAAAGCCCCACAGACAAATCACCGTCAACGGAAAATGAGCCTTATCACGCTGGGTAAACCGGAGCCGATACTCACGACCATGACGGATTACCAAAAAATCTGGTATGACAACGACTATGATCATTACACCCTGCCGATTGACCGTTTAGCACTGGCACAACTGACCAACATGAACGGGACGCACGGCGGCATTATCTATTCCCGCCACAATATGATTTCCTCGGATTACCTCGGCGGCGGGCTGACACATGAGCAATTTAAGGCGGCCATGATCAATTTCCTGATTTTCGGTGATGTGGCCATCCTGAAAGTCCGTAATTTCTGGGGCGATCTGGTCAGACTGGAGGTGTTACCCTCCCTCTACCTGCGCCGCCGCAAAGACGGGGATTTTGTGGTATTGCAGGAGGGTGAGCCGTTGGTCTATTCACCGGATGAGGTCATTTTCATCAAGCAGTATGATCCCCAGCAGCAGGTTTACGGCCTACCGGATTATATCGGCGGTATTCATGCCGCCTTGCTTAACTCGGAAGCCACTATCTTCCGCCGCCGCTATTATCACAATGGTGGGCATACGGGCGGCATGATTTACATTAATGACCCGAATATCTCAGATGAAGCCGAAGACGAGATAGAACGCAAGCTGGCACAAAGTAAGGGTATCGGCAACTTTGAAACCCTGTTTGTGAGCATTCCCAATGGCGACCCTGACGGCATTAAATTTATTCCGGTCGGGGATATCTCTGCCAATGATGAATTTGCCAATGTGAAAAGTATCAGTTCGCAAGATGTGCTGACCGCGCACCGATTCCCGGCAGGACTGGCGGGTATTATCCCGACCAATGTCGGCGGTCTGGGTGATCCGGAAAAAGCCCGTGATGCCTACCGCAAGGATGAAGTGATCCCCGTTCAAAATATGTTCATGAATGCCATCAACAGCCGTGAACTCCCCGAAATATTACACCTCCGTTTTCAACAAGATAACGTAAGTTCGGGTGCGGAATGAGCAAAAAAATGGTAAAATCGAGGAAAATCGATACATTGGGAATGAGGAACATGCGCGTATTAAAAATAATCTGTCCTGAGTGTGGCGCTAAAGCTATCATTCGCAAAACCAACCGGATGCATCGTGAAATTGCCGATGTGTACTGTTCGTGTTTTGATGTGGAATGCGGCCATACTTTTGTGATGAATCTGATATTTTCCCACACCATCAGCCCCAGTGCCAAAACGGGCGATATTCTGTTGCAGACTGTGATTAATAACCTCAATCCGCAACAGCGCCAAATGGCATTAGATTTATTGCAGACTAGTGCTGCATAATTCCGTTGAGCCACTCTTTAGTGGCTTTTCTATTATCAATTCATTTTTGACCTGTTCTGCCAGTTCCCCAACCCAATATAACGCCACTTGCCTATCTTTATCGTTAAAGCCATCCCCACCACCAATTTTAGAAATTAATTCAATACGTTCTAAAAGAACAAATTTATTCAAAGAATCAGACATCATATCCCTACTATTCATTACACTGTATGCATAAACAGCATAAAATAATATAATTAACAAAGAAAGTAATTTAGTTTAGAAATGGTTAATTATGTGACTTAATCAATATTTTCAGACATTTACTCTAAAATACTAAGATAATACCCTTTAGGATCACGGATAATTTCATTAATATTAATCTTGATACCCAGACTTTCACTTAGCCTGTTCATTAGCGTTTTTGTTCTTTCAGTGTAGGGCGGTCTAGCTTTGACAAGATGACCAAACATAGATAAGCGATAGTACTTACCCTCTACAGCCATACTGTTGCCCCTCATTAATGCCCACGCTAATCCATCACTCATCTCTAAGCCCTGCAATTTGGCTGATTCATGAACCCGTTTTATCTGCTCTGGCTCACTCATCTGATGCCAGCCGTGATAAAACTCATTCAAACACAAATCACTCCCTTTGCTAACCGTACTTTGTGCCTCCGTACAGTTATTGACAGAACTCCTAGGCGATGCGGGCGCATCGCTAAAACCAGCCTCCGCTGACGCTTCGGCTAACTTCGGCACAATCTGCCAAGTTTTCAGACGAGTTAAGATTGGGGTGTCCATACCCACTAACGGCGAGAAAACCCCTTTAATCCGGATCACATCCTCACCATGAGCGTTAGTTTCTTGCTCCGTTTCATACCACAGACGCGCAACCAAATCGTCACGACGTACAAACGGGCCACCCTGTGCATTGATATAATTTGCCCAGTCGCCGTTATCAGCCGCATCATGCACAGCGGCAAATTCGATACTTAAGCCCATCGCTGTATCATGGTCTGCCATGCGGCGCAGTTCACGGTAAACCGTTACCGGAGCACCACCGACAAATTGAAACTGACGGATACGCCAACGTGCTGCCCAAGCACTCGCAGCTATCGCGGCATCTTTAATGGGGCGGTTACTTTCATCATCCAGCTCGTCGTCCATCGCGTAGCCATCAATGTTTTTAGAAATGTATTTCGCCACATAGCCCGTTGCTGACCCTTTCTCTGGATCAATCTTCTCGGCGTGAAACCGGGCTTTCAGGGCTTTTTCAGTCCGCAGTTCGTGGCGGTCTTCCTGCAAGGCATACTCACCGATAATGGCGCGCACCTGATCCGCTTGGTCTGGCTGCATAAAAAACAGCATATGCCAGTGGGGTGTGCCATCGTGATGAGGTTCAGCAACGCGGATGCCAAAGATACGTAAATTGTTACGGTGGAGTTTGGCTCTGATTTTTGCCCAGAGACCACTTAAATATTGTTGTGTATCTGCCGGGCTGCATCCGTTCCACTTGCGGTTACGGTGTCCGTGGCGGGTAGTGGCGTGATATTTAGAGGGGGCGGTCAGTGTGTAGAACTCAGCAACATAGCCCAGTTCATTACAGATATTTTCGAAGCCCCGGATGCGCACCATCATTTCAGTACGGCGGATCGCAGGATTGGCCACACTGCCATAATATTTATCAATCAGGCTAATGCGGTTACCTTCTTCGTCTTCCAGTTCCATCGACTTGATAAATTCTTTCGTGCGGTGCTTCTGCTCCTTCCATTCGGAAATCGTTGTTTTGCTGGCGTAAGTACTGGATTTTTTGCTGACGCGGTTAATGGAGATCTGCAAGTGTTCGCGCCACTCTGCCGCCAGACGGCGCAGGCGACCTAACCACCATTTATCTGAGGCCATGCGAGAAATGGCCGCGATAACCTGCGTTTCATCAAAAAAGCGGCCAGTTAACTTATCCCAGTAAGGAACGTCTTGACGATAGGCTTTGGTGATAGCGGCGGCGCGCATATAGAGAACATGCGCCCGTTTCAGATCACCGTCTTCTGGTAGCATGTCGTCTGCCACTGTTTGCAACTTCTGAGTAACAAATTCAGCAATATCATTTGCCAGCAGTTCGAGATCTTCCCGCGACATATCAGGAATACGGTTAAACCGCGCCATATACAGCGCGTTATCCGCTGAAATTTCCTGAATTTGGTAACGGTTGGTCACTAACGTAACTCTAGGCAAGATACGGTCAACGAATGTCTTAGATAAAAAAGCCTCGGCGCGTGGCACCCCCTGCTCCTTTTCTAAAACACTAGCTTTGTATTGAACATCGAGGCGAACAATAGACGGTTGTTTTCTTAATAGCCGCTGAACGCCAGCGCGTTCTTTGATCGCATTGGCAATCGTCCGATTTTCTTCTTCTTTCTGGTATTGCTCCGCATAAGTTGGGAACGGTCTGGTTATTGGCTGAACAGGCTTATTCCACGGCGTAGAAATGCACGCAGCCAAAGCTGCGCTTTGTGGCATCTCTGGCTGGAATTTGCTGAATTGGCGGCGCGGTTGGGGTTGTACGCCGCTGGTTATAGGTACGGGTTTCACTCACCAACCCCAGCAGACACTGGACTACATGCCTGATGGGCATTCTCATTAGCACCTTCATAAAAAAAATGCTCAGGCGTTAATAATGAATATTCATAAAATGAGATATTGGTTTCATCGGGATTATCCAGTCCGTTCCGAAGATAATAAACTTCATCAATTAATACAGTGATTCGATGCTCTATATCATCAAGCCAATCATACCCCCCCTCCTGAGAAAGCACTACATAGTCACCTTTTTTACAGTTGGTCGGTAAATTTTGATTATCAAAAATATTTTCAACACCCACACATCTGACAATAAAGCATTGGTTTAATCTATCGAGTGTTTCGACATTAACGTCCTCGCAACAACTATTTAAAACACCAATACAACGGTTTTTATTATTTTTAATGGTGGAAAAATCAGTTTCATCAAGATTAACAAAGTGAATACTAGCCATCTCATATACTCCGGTAATGTTTTTTAATTAATTCAAAATCAGCCTGACAATCCACACAGCGGGAGCAGCCAAGAACCTGAGTACGGCGTATTTCAGGAATAGCCTCGCCGCAATCTTCGCATTCAAATACGGAAACACCGACCGAGCGGTTAACGTGAGCGGCAATCTGGCGCTCCAGTGTTTCTTCAGCGTGCTGGCTGGCGCGGTCGATAACATCAAACATAATTCCACTCCTGCGCCTGACGCTCCATTTCACTGGCTTCACTTTCCAGCAACTCAGCAATAGCATTGCTGTCTAAATGATCTTTTCTCACCATCATGGCGAAATAGCGCAGACGTGATGCGTGACCGTCTGCACGAACGCGCCTTTCATCTTCACAGTTTTGCTTGATGCAACGTTCCATAATGACCGCGTCATTATCGGTGTTTATTTCCACCGGGAGAAAGATAGGTTCGGGTATATTCATGTCTTTAATTCCTATTTTTAGATAAAAAGAACCCCTGACGTGTTGACGCCAATAAAATTAAATCAGTGATTGTTATTATTTAATTAGAGAGCGATAACTTATCTGGTAATATGCCACTTGCTGCTTTAATTAAATTAACAGCTTTAATTAAACTCACTCGCTCTTCAGGGGTAAACTGACATAATTCCAGTCCATGCCTGTCTGTTCCTATCCGTGCAAGATAAAAAATAGCCGATAGCAGACGTTTATTATCCGCATATTGTGGATTACGTTTATCACGCATTTCATCAATAAAGATAGCCAGTCGTTCATTACCGGATTTAAAGACCTGCGCTCTGATTTTAGCCAGTTGATTTAATCCATTAACCCGCGATTCAATAGGCAATTTAAAAGCCCGTTGTTCTGTTGACTCAAATTGGTATTCCGTATTCATTTACTTCACCTCATCTTAGACCAAGGATGCGCCCATGCCTGCCATCGCATCCACTGCCGAACTTAATGCAGGATTGGAATGCAATCGTGATGAAATCGTCACACCCGCCAACGTTAATAACCGCACTGCGTTATTCACCGTCTTCTTAAACTCCGCGACACGAGTCTGGTTTAAATACCCACCCGAAACAGCTTCACTTGCCAGCTTGCCCACTTCTGCCGTCGCTCCTAGTAAATAACTCGGCATATTGGCATCACAAACTTCATTCACCGGCACTGAGGGCTGACACTGTAATTGCTCCAGTAGGCCGTCCAAAATGGAGGCGTCTTCTGTCGCATCGGTTAACTTCATTAAGTCAACACAAGTCAGCATGTGGGGCTGCTCAGGGTTCAACTTATTGCGCAGCATTTGCGGAGTCATGCCGATGGATGCTGCGATCTGTGCTAAGTCGCCCTTATGGGCGTTGGAGAATGCACGACACACGTTATCAAAGTAAAATTGTTTGGAAACCCGATAATCAAACATTGCTTTAGTTCTCCAAAAGCGAAATGCTTATGCTTCAAGCGAAACTTCATAACCGCTAAGAGCCCGGATAGTAAGTGCAACCATGTTAACTTCAACAAGCCCTTTTTTCTGATCGCCTTTGGGTTTTATGGGTAATTTGCCATACTCAATTAAACGACGGGCAGTGCCCATTTTTGTACCTGTGCGGCGGCAATACTCGTCTAAAGGTAGATAGGGTTCAGGGATAGAAATTGTAATTTTAGGACGCATACGGCAAACTCCTAAGCATCGTTTTTAAATATCGTTAAATATCACTCAATACTCCCCAAATGGGAAGTTGAAGTGAGTTTATATCTCATAAAGAGAGGTGTCAATATGAGGAAATCCTTTTTTGAGAATATCGAGGCGTATACTTTATGAGCAAGTTTAATTTTCAACCAAGTGAAGACAATGCTGGAGTGTTAGACCGGATCATTGAGGCTTATGGTTTTTCCTCAAAAATCATGTTGGCTAATCATTTCAATATGGCAGCAAATAGCTTATCTGGTAGATATAAAAGACCGGGCTTTCCTGCTGACATGGTTGTTCGATGCATGGCTGAAACAGGTGTTTGCTTAGAGTGGCTAGTTACTGGTCAAGGCAAAAAATTTGATGATGAAACATTAGATATATTGAAATTAAAGAATCATAAATTAGTTGACGGGCAACTCTATCAATCTGGTTATGTGATGTTTGATAAAGTCCTTTTCAGTGCAGGGGTTCAATTTCCCCAAGACCCAATCAGCGTACTTGATAATAAAACTCACTATATTGTTGACCGAAAATTTGCAGATGTTTACGACGGTAAATGGCTTGTTGATATTGAAGGAAAAGTTAGCTTCCGAGAATTAACCCGAATCCCTGTTAAGCGAATAAGAATTTCTGGTGTGGGCATGGCTTTTGATTGCAATTTGGATGATATCAATATCCTTGGCCGTGTTATTGGTAAATGCTCTATCGACGGGTAATGCAATGACAGTAAGAAAGTTAGCTACCGGAGAATGGATTGCTGATTTCTACGCAGAAGATCGCTCTGATGGCAAAAAAGGGAAACGCATCCGCAAAAAATTCGCTACTAAAGGCGAAGCGTTAGGCTACGAACGTTATGAGTTAGATAAACTAAATGGTAAACCGTGGGTAGAGAATAATACTAAAGATACTCGCAAATTACGTGATCTAGTCGAAGCTTGGTATAAAGCGCATGGTGTTACATTAGGTGATGGTTCAAGGCGACGAACTACCATGCTTTGGGCAAGCGAATGTATGGGTGATCCACTTGCCACCGAATTCACTGCACAACTATTTTCCAAATATAGAGAGCAAAGACTATCCGGTAAGCTCTCCAGAACTAAACGTGTTGAAACAGTTGCGCCTCGCACAGTAAACCTTGAATTATCCTACTTTCTTGCTGTTTTTAATGAGCTAAAGCGATTGGGCGAATGGGAGGGCGATAACCCTATTGAGAATGTTAGGGCGTTCAGAACTGATGAATCAGAAATGGCATTTTTGACCCATGAGCAAATTTCTGACTTATTCAAATCCTGTGAAGAAAGTAGTGCTCAAGATTTATCTTTAGTAGTTAAGATCGCTTTATCAACTGGTGCAAGATGGGCAGAAGCCGAAACTTTAAAACTCTCACAAATAACTCCCAATAAACTCACCTTTATTAAAACCAAAGGTAAACGCAATCGAACTGTACCTATTAGCCAAGATTTGTATGACGAAATTTCTGAGAAGAGTAGTAGGAAAGGAAAACTGTTTACTCCTTGTTACTACGCATTCAGATCAGCAATAAACAGAGCCAAAATTGAACTACCAGACGGTCAGTTATCCCACGTTCTCAGACATACTTTCGCAAGTCATTTTATGATGAACGGCGGCAATATTTTGGTATTACAGAGAATACTTGGGCATACAGATATAAAAATGACAATGAGGTATTCTCATTTCGCCCCTGAGCATCTTGATGATGCCGTAAGATTAAATCCATTAAGGAAAATTTATGATGGAAGATGAATATCAGTTACCTATATTCGGTTATCAACATAATAATATTGAACTCGGTCATATGTGGGCTAATGCATGTGTAGGTGATAATGGATTCAATATCGATAACTATTATCACGGTTATATTAAAGCATCAAAAATATTACTTGAATCTATATTAGGTTGTAAGGATGCGGATATTAATCCAGAAAACCAAATTTCAATAGATGCATTAATTTATCCAATATGTTTTAATCTGAGGCATGCTGTAGAGCTAATTGTAAAAAAATTATCAGAAGTAATAATTAATATATTTGAAAATAGAAATTTCAAATATAAATCTGTAGCTATACCAAAAATAAATTTATCATCACATGATATAAAGAAAATATGGGAGAACATTAAGCCTCTTGCTATTGATAGCGACATTAGATTCAATAAAATACTGAATAAAATAGAACCATTTATTCTTGAAATATCCAGAGTCGATACTACTGGTCAAACATTTAGATACTTTCTAGATAATGAAAATAATGAGCATCTAAAAAAAATAAGAATCATTCCGACCATATTGCTATATAAAAATGTTAAAGTTTTAGAAAGTGATTTGAGTAAGTTAAATGATATCTTTGACGATCTTATTATGGAATATAATCTAGGAACATTCACCAAAAAACTATCAAGAGATAGAATAGAACAACTAGCAAAAGATCTTCCTTTAAAAAAGCATTGGGGAACTAGCTTAACCCAAGATATAAAGAAAAAACTCAAATCAAAATATGACATAGGTTCAAAGGAATTTTCTGAAGCAATCAATATTATCCAATCGCACTATGAGTTTTCAAGATATGTTGGTGAAAGTATTAAGCTAAAATTCATTGAAAAAAATATGTTATTTACCGTGTTAGACATATGGGCAAAGACAAAAAGGGTAGATGAATTTTTCAAAATAAAATCTCCCAATGTCATTTCGTCATGGGAAGAAGTAGCGGAAATTGAGAAAATAATAACGCTTGAATTTTCCTCTGAGCTATATACTCTATTTTGTTATGGAGGTGAACTAGATGGTTCTGAATGTTACATATACAGACTTGAAAAGCGCCTTGATAACTATAATAGTGATAAATCATGGATGATAGTTGATTTACAATATTTATTAGGTAATAAACCAGACTTAGTAACCAAATTGATAATTTCATTAAGTTATCTTAACCAAGATAATTTAGCGTTAAAATTGAAAGAGAGATATGACAGGTACATTATGCATGAGTTACTAGATTACTATGTATGAATACCATAGTGTATAAGTGTCTCAAAAATGTCGCACCAGAAAAGAAATATTTAATAATATTGCACTTTATTTTTACTTAAGGCATTGTTTTTTATTATAAATTACTGAATTTTAAATGCCATTAAAGGTACTCATAATCGCTTGGTCGCTGGTTCAAGTCCAGCAGGGGCCACCAGAATTATCAAGGGGTTGCATCAAAAGTGCGACCCCTTAGTTTTTTCTAGGATACCCATAGGATACCTTCTGGCAGTAGCGTGAGGTATAACCGATTAACACCGCTACGGTAATGAACCGTTGTCGTATTTTTCTCTGTGATATTTATCACATCCTCTGAACATACGATGTTTGCCTTTTTGCTTCCCTAATCACCACTTGAAATGCAAAACGCCATGATTTTTAAAATGGCTAAGTTTGAATCTCAAAAACTGATGAGTAATTATTCCAGTGGCTTATTGCGAGCGTGACGCTCAATTAATCGACCATACGAATCAAAATAGCGACTAGGCCAGATTTCTGAGGGGTGTATTTCGAGATAGTTAGCAATAATCCATTCGCCTTTAGGCCAAGGCCGACTGAGAGTATTTGCTAGTGTAGATGAACTGAGTCCTGCTTCACGGGAGACAGCCGCTAAGGTTGTACCACGTTTACGTAATGCAGCAATAATATCGGCTTGATGCCAGTCATTTTTAACGTTATTCATTCCTGCTACCCCTTCCATTAATTAATATTGATGGTGGCGATTCAAACAGGGTTCTCACAACTGGGAACTATCTTCCAGCGAGGCCGAAGCCTCCCCCGTCTGAACCGCCATTGAAAGGGCGATCGCAGACACACTGGCAGAAACTTCCTACCAGTGGATAGTTCTTTACAAGGGTGAGAATCCTTGACCACTAGATTTTGCTAATGGCGGGGCTACTTTAACTGATTGGTTTATCGGACTCAATAAGCGAATCAGTATAAACGCTTAACTTTTTGCGTTATGTGCTATTAAACAGCTCATGCGAGCTGTCCCCTTGCTACTCTGGATTCAAGTAAATATGACAATCAGCTCAGTGCCAGAGCCAGGGCGGGATTCCACTTCGTTCGTAATTTAACCAAATATAAGCTCATTACGAAATTCGCCTGACCACCCAGCCCTCCGGCGTTTTGCTGCATGACTGTCTTTCATCCTGGTATGCTGTTTAATGACATTTAATGCAATCCGATTGAAGAGTGCCATTTGTGCCGCACCCTCAGGATCTTTTAGCGATAAGGTATCCTCCCGAAAGGTCATATCTAATACCCAATGTAATTCATTCTCAATAGCCCAGTGTCGTCTGATCGCTTTCGCGGCCACTTCAGGCTCCAGCGGTAACGAACTGATATACCAGCGTGAATCACGGTGAATTTCCCAGGGGTTACGCAT